TGCACAAGCTGGTGACGGTCAAGGTTCTTCAATAGCTACAGCATCAAACGATGTAGCGGTAAGTAAAAGAAGTATGATGAAATCAGGAGCACCAACAGTTATCAATGCACCATCAACAACAAATATGAATATTACAAACGATGAGATTGTTATACAGAAAAAAAGAGAAAATAGTGGCCAATTAATTGGAAGAATGACATAAAAAAATACCCGCCGAAGCGGGTATTCTCATTGAATCTAAATCTTAACTTTCAGCAAGATTTTTAAAATAGTCTAATTCCTCATCAGATTCAGCAATTGCTGAATCAACTTGATTTAATCCAGAACTAATATCATCATCAATCTCAGGCATAGAAGACCCTACAGCAACATCTTCAGCGCGAGTTTTTGCTACAACATCACCACCATCAAAACCTAATACTTTATCAAGTCTAGCTTTTAATTGTTCATATGATTTGAAATTTTTAGGTTGTAAGAATTCTTTTAAAGAATATTCTTGTTGCCATAATTTCTCAAGTCTCTCATCATCACCATCAAGAAGTGGTTCTTTATCAGCAAACTCAGATTTATCATAATTACGGTAACCTTCTACATTACGAATCTTAAGTTTAAAGTTTGCACCGTCCCATAAGTCAAATGGATTTACAGGTGTTTCGTCAGCAAACTCAGGATTCATTGCTTCAGTAATCTTATCAAAGATTTTTTTACCAAATTTATATAAACGAATTTGTCCTTCGTTTTCTGGATGAGATGGGTCAGAAACAACAAAGATGTTTGCAATATAATGTAAGCGTCTTTTTTGCTTACGAGCAATATCTTTATTTGCTTCAATACCGGAGTTCCATAATGTTGAATTATATTCTGAAACTGGATCTTTTTGTCCCAATGTGGTCAGAGAGTTTTCAATATACCAACCACCGGGTCCTTGAAAACCATGGTCAAAATATCGAACCCATGGAAGAGCATCGTCACCGTCAACAGCAGGAGCTGGTAAAAAACGAATAACGGCCATACCGTTACCTGCTTTATCAACTTCTGGTTTCCAGAATCGATTATCTTCTGAACTATTAGAGTTTTCGGATTGATTGGTTGAGGTTTCAATCGCCTTAGTTAGTTTTTCTAAGCTAGAACGATTGCGTTTGAGATTTGCAAAGCTTGTCATTGTATTTTCCTTGTATAAATTGTATGTTTATCTTATCCACAGTATTCATAATATAGATTTATTTATGCTTCTCTCCAATAATCTTTTTGAGTAGCATTTTATATCTTACTACATCTCTTGGTAGAAATGCGGCAAACTTTTGAACTTTTCTTTTAAACTCAGGCCAACGAATATTGTCTTGTATCTTATTATCCCATTCAGGCACAAAGTTTAAAATAGTGTTCAATAAACAAAAGGTTTCTATCGCAATATCATGTTGTAATGTCATTGTCAATAGTTTTGGATAGTCTCCATTTGTTTTAATCAGGTCATTTGGATTACTAATGTCTTCAAATAACCTTTTACAATCACTCTCAAAAAAATAAGAAAGGGATTGTAAAACTTTTTTGTGTTTTAAATATCTTTTGTTAGCTTCTTCTGTTAATAAATCACCAACCCATATAGAATCTTTTTCAATAAAATTATAGACAATAAAATGAAGCATATCATCTTTGTCTGTATGTTTTCTGGAAAGTTTGTAGAAGTGATATTTGTCTTTACGATTTTCAAACTGTTCAGGTGTGGTTTTTACTTTACCATTATATTTGAAAAAATCAAATTTATCACTGGTAAAATGAAGTCTAATTGCATTATATAATATGTAAGTGTCGTAACCTGTCATGTAATCATAAAATAAAAAAGGGAGTTTTTTAGAGGTCTCCCAAACTCTATAATAAATTTACCACCAGCCAGTTAATTTGCCGACTAGCTCTACCACGACAACAGCCACGGCAGCATTAAGCACTAAGTGCCAATCTAAACTAGGCATAATAGTTCCTCCTATTATAGTTTTGGGTTGTTATTTTTATGAGACAACAACGAAACTCATATTGGTAAGCGATTCCCCTTCTCCTTCAACATATTGTTGTCCATAGCATCCATCTCTAAGCGAGATTTTAGATTGGCGTTACAAAGTGTTGCCGCTACTTCCAATTCTAATCCTGTATCTTTACAATGAGCCACAATTGCTTCAATATAATTATAATCTGTTTTTGCTACGATTTCATGTATTTGCTTGGCAAATTCTGCCATTTCGTTTTTTGTTGGCATTATTTTTTACCTGTTGTTGGTTCAATTCTATGTGTATATGCGTATGCTACACAAACTGCATCAATCTCTGAAGCATAAGCACATCTAACAGAAAGTGGGTCGATACCTTTTGATATGGCATCTTCTACATTTTTGGACATTAACTTTCTATCTTCAGTGAGATAATAATTATAAGAAAATATTCCTGATAATAAAATCACAGTAAAACAAATTACAGTTGTTATAAAAATAAAATTCGTTTGTTTATCCATCATATATCCTTTTTCACATAAAAAATATGTTTACCTATCATAGCAACTTTATTCATACCTTTTCGCCAATGCGGTCTTACATAATCAGCGTGATAAAATAAAGCGCCATTTGAGGGGTCATTCAATTTATCATAATTAGCATATACATGCACAGCTAATTTAATAGTTTTATTATACACGTCAACATGGTCTTTTGTCAAGCGTTTGAATGATTTTTTGCCTTGACAGTACCAAGAAAATTGACAAATATCTCTCACCTTTCTTTGTTTCACAACCGAACAAATATCATTAGGAAATTGTTCATTTTTTACTCGGTTTAATGTCACAAAAGCTACCGCTACTTGTCCACTTTTTGGTTCTTGTGCGGCTTCATGGAAAATATTTTCAGCCAAACACATTACTTGTTTCTGTGTGTTTGGTGTTAATTGGTCGTAAGTTACATTATAAAGGTAATTACTTGTTTGATATGCTTCAATTTGAACTGCTTTTTTACCAACTTGAAATATTAATATTGATGAAAATATTGCAAGTATAGTAGGAATAATAAAAATCAATACTCGTTGCATACATTCCCCTTTTAGTGAAAATGTTATATTATTTATATGCCTAAAACACCTAAAGCATACATCCACATGATTGGCATAGTGTAACTGGTGATTCTTTACTCATATTTTGTTTAAAACCACACTTAGAGCACGATTTATCAAACATTCTTTCGTTTGGCCAACCATTAACATAATCAAATGGATCCTTTTCTTTTTTCTTGCCAAAGATTCTTTCCCATCCATCTTCAAACTCTTTTGTATTCGATTTTGTTGATATCGAATCACCCGTGATATCATTTTTTGCAGCCATTATTGATACATTCCATATTCGTGTAATATAGTTACAATTCCAAGAATAACAGTCAAGGCAGCTAAAAACTTAATAATCATTGAAATGAAACCACTGCCCAAATATAAAACAACAGCTAAAGCAATAACCAACCAAACATCATTAATATCAGCTTGAGATAATTCTTTTGGTAATTGTTCAATGTATTCCCGAACCTTAGTTTCTTCTCTTAATATTGGCATAATTTATTTCCTCACAAAGTAGCATAATATTCATCAATAAAATAATTTAAACCTCGGACATAATCTTCTTTTTCTTTTACAAAGATTTGAGTATGTCCATTAGCAACCGCAATTGCAACAACTATTTGATTAATAGGCTTTCCTGTTCTTTCTTCAAACATTAAAGCATATGCAGAGCATTGCATAAAATAGTTTTCAATCCATTCTTCATTCTTTTCTTTACTTGCTGTTTTAAAATCAATCACCGATAGTTTATCATTCCATTCAGCAATACAATCAACACGACCAGCTAATTTTAAATCATCTGAATAAAGTGCTTGTTCTAAAGCATAAATTCTACCAATGTGTTTGTCTAAAACAGGTTTGATTTTATAAAATAATTCTTTTGCATCAGGCATAACCGAATTGAGTCTTATAGGTGATAATTCATTTTTTAAATACATCTCACATAAAGAATGTAATCTTGTTCCTCGACTTGACGCTTGAGTGGATATTTTATTTGCTTCTTCATCACCAACTCGTTCTCTCCATTCTAATATTGCTTTTTTATTATATTCGGAGAGAACGGTTGTGACTGATGGATAAGCATCACCATTTGGTGTAATATATCTACGACCATTTGGTGTAGTTTCCGAACTTAAGTCAAACTCAAGTTCTTTTATTTTTTCAAAAGAAAAACCCATTAAAAATTAATTGTATATCCTAAAATAATTTCATCAGAGTTTGCATCTCTATCTCTCTTAGCATAACCTAGAGAAACGGTGTTATCGTTTTCTAATTTATAACCAAGGTCTGCTTTATATGTCACATCATGTTGGCCAGATTCACCCCAAGCATTTCTAAATCGAACACCGGTTTTAACAGACCAATCATCATCTAAATTATATTTTACACCTGGTTCTAAACCCCAATATGTAAAATGATTACTCGATTCATATTTTTCACCAACACTCGCTCTTATATAAGTTGATAAATCATCGGTAAGTTTATATGATGGAATTGCGGCAACCTCAATTCGTTGATTGCTTGAAGCGCCGTTATTGTGTCGAATTCTTGTATAAAGTTCAGTGGCAAACGAATCATTCCAATGTTTACCAAATTTAATACTACCTTTATAAGCATCTACATCTTTTTTGTTATCTTCAAAAGCTGTACCAAATCCAATATAGTATCCTTTTTTATCAGACTTAGCTTCTGTTTCATGGCTGTCAGCATAGACAATAGTTGTCATTGTCAACAAAGCAAAATATACAATTTTTTTAATCATTTATTTCTCCAATGTTTTTCTACAATAGTTTCAGTTTTAGACCTTTTTAGGGTCTTGTTTTTTGCATAACGATCCGCAAGTGGACTACCTGGATTTTTTTCAGCAATCTTAGCCATAACCTCTTTAAAGGTATCGTCAGTTTTTGCTTCCATGTTGTCACCCACACCACCAACAATAGTAAATCCTGTTGGAACTTGTTCAATGTGTGGATTTTTTTTTAATAATTCTTCTTTTGCAGCTATAGAGATGAAATCTTCAAAAACTTCATTTGTTTCTGTATTTCTAAAGTGATAAACTGGCATAATCTTCCTCAAACCATTTAGGTACTTCTCGTCTTGTCCATTTTGCAATGTGTCTTTTTTTCTCGTTGTAATATTTATGGTATGATTCTAAGACATTTCCAGGTATCTTACATTCATCAGGCATAGCCGGTGTTGGAGGGTAGAAATTTCCATCTGATATATTTATAGGTGGCTTTTCTAAGGCCTTCAATAAACGGCTACAAGCATGCTGTTTGCCATATCGAAAAGTATATTCAAGAAGTAGGTTCTTCCACATTGCAAACAGCCACTTGTAGTTCTGTTGATTTGCTCTCACCCAAACTCCACTTGGATGGTTTACGTGAGAGGCTTTCATCAATTCATGTTCTCGCTCATCAGTCAACCGCCATCGTTTAATCTTACGACCATTAGCCGTTTTACCATAATACTCTGTGCCATCTAAAACACGATGAGCGGTTGACATCAACTGAGCATACTCAATACACATTTTTGTTGAATGTTTATCAAGGTGCATTTCTGCACATCTCTTAGGGTCTTTATCTAAGTAAAAAATATTCATTACTGAGCAATTACGGGGTCTTGTTGTGCATAAGGAATAACCTCAACATCAGGACTACCAGTCAAAGCTTGAATCTCAGCAATTTCATTTGCTTTTACATTTTTCACCGATTCTTCCAATTCTTTGAATCGTTTAGAACCTTGAAATTTAGCTTTAAGTTTTTCATTTTTCCAGACTTCTTGTAAAAGAATTTTATTAGCTTGGTCAGGTACATAGCGTAGTTTTACATATGCACGATAACCACCTTCACCAGAATGTATGAGAGACATATTAGTTCTTTGAACACCAATCATGTTTACTTGAGCAACAACTAATTTTGTTGTTCTATCAATTTCACGAACAACAGATGTGTCTAAATCACCAATTTCTGTTGCATAATCTTTCATCATAGAACTTGTGTGTGATGAGAAATTAGCAGCTAAATCTCGTTTAGCGGACAAGGTTGCTTTATCTAAAGCAAACTGCATATCTTTTGAGTATTCAGTAGCAACAGCATATAAATTACCATCTTCTTCTTCCAACTCAGCATTATACCACTCAGGATAGGATACTTCAATACCAGCTTCTGCTGTTTCCGAATCAGACTTGGTGTCTAACTCAAATCCTGTTGTGTATTTTACAGAGCCACAACCAGTTGCAAATAATGAAGCAACTAATAAGGCAATTAATTTTTTATTTTTCATAATGTATTTCCTCTTTTCATAATATAAACAAATTCATTCACAACTTTTCGCTTTTGAACGGGTATGGTTTTTATAAAATCTTCCATCTCAATTTTATTATACCGCGATTTAATATCATAGTGTCTATCATCAGATTCAATAAACAATATGGTCAAAAGTTCTTTTGATTGTAATTTGTTTTCAGGCAAATATGCAATCAATTTATTTTCTCTAGTTGATGGTAACATAAATTTACCCGGTGTTGAGGCAATTAATAAACCATCAATTAGATGATAAACTCCATCAACATAAAGAAAAGCCATAACTAAGCCTTGTTTATTTGATGAACCACTAATAATAACTTCATCACCTTCATGGAAGTTAAATTCTTTTTGGTGTAGTCTAAACTGAATTGGATTCTTAACTTTTTCCACATCAGCACGAATCACCGTGGTGCATTTTTTATAACCTAAAGCTTTCTTTGTTTGTGAACTTTCTTCAATAATACTTTTGATATAACCTTGTTGGTCTGATATAAAGTCTTTTTGAATATCACATTTTTCATTTTTGCAATTTTCAATAGTAACAACACTTACATCCTCACCTGATACCTGTAAGATAGCATTTTGTCTTGCTATATTCTGTGCCATAATACAAGCAGTTTCATCAGAAGTATCCGGTCCATAATTATATTCACCAACAGAAGTTACAACTTCAGCGTTAGCAAACATAGTTGTGAGTAACAAAGGTATTAATGTTTTTTTCATTAAGCGACCTGAAATTCTTTTTCTATAACATCTTTTTGCTGGACTGTTTGTTCAGCGTTTAGTTGTTCTAGTTTAGAAATTGATGCTTTCTTAATTATATCACCAGGCGTATAATTAGTATTCATTATACCAACTCTACGCATATATTCTTTTACTTCATCAACATTTACAAGCTGATATGATACCACTTTTCGACCATCTTTAACGATGCGAATAACACCATTAGCCATTGTTTTAATATGCCACATATAAGTTGAAATACGATACATATAAATCTCGTTGCCAAGTAATGTATTAATTTCATCTCTTGTTACAGTATTTCCAGAAATCATTATAGTAAGTAATTTCTGAAAAGGTTTAAGTTTCACTTTTTTCATAATATATTTCCTCAAAGTTATATTTTGAAAGGCAAGTATAACACAACTTTACCGAAAAGTCAAGCATCATTGCCATATGTTTGCCTAAAAATTATTTTGTCCCGCCTGGAGGTATTAAGTCTGGAGTAATACAGTGCATTGCTACATAACCTGGATATAAATTATTAGCTGTAGCAATACCTTGCTCACAAGATTCAAATTCACCTACAATAATAGGTTCACCATTATATGCCATTACCATCCAAACATATACTATAAACGTTTTCATAATTATCTCCTCATCTTTGCCTGGTCTTCCATATCTTCTTTTTTGAATATAGGAACCGCATTTGATTTGTGTAACGTACCTATACCAATCATGCTATTACCGGTATAAACATTTCTTTCTGTTTTGGTTGTTGAACCACTATTTGTTGTTAAACTTGGATAGTTTGGAGTTTCACGATGCAAAACACCACTTACAACAGGATTAAAGTGTGTTTCAATTGGAACGAGTTTAATCTTTGGTGTTTGTTTAGATACACCTATACGCTTTTTAGATTTACGCATAGGTTTATAGGTGTTCTTGACATAAATTATCATAACAAAAATATTACCTAATCTTTAGTAAATTCATCTGGTGCATATTCATTCCAGATTATGTATTTTGGGTCAATCTCTTGTGCTATCTTTTCAAGCTTTTGAAATTGATTAATACCAGATTGCCATACGTTATGGTCATCTGAATATTCAAAAAACCAGTCTGCACTTTTAAGCAACTCAGTATATTCTGTATACAACTCTTTTACTTTACCCATATAAAACGCTCCTTTTCACTTTACATAAAAAGGATAACACAATTTAAGGCAATTGTCAAGCTTTTTTTAGATTTTACCAACCAAGTCTAAATGGGGGGTTAAAGTAACGTCTCCCTCTTTCCATTTAGCGGGACAGGCTTCATTTGGATGTTGTTCAACATATTGAGCAGCTTTTATCTTTCTAAGCAATTCTTCTGCACTTCGACCAATACGACCAGCGGTCATTTCAACAATCTGTATTTGACCTTTAGGATCAATTACAAATGTTGCTCGTTCAGCCAAACCTTCTGAATCAATATAAACACCAAGTTGTTTTGCTAAGTGTCCAGTTGGATCACCTAACATTGGATATTGTATTTTTCCGACTGTTGGAGAAGATTCGTGCCACGCCATATGTGTGTAATGGGTGTCTGTTGATATAGAATAAATTTCACAACCTATTTTTTTGAATTCTTCATAGTAGTCCGCTAAATCGCCAAGTTCTGTTGGACAAACAAAGGTGAAGTCAGCCGGATAAAAGAATAATACAGACCATTGGCCTTGTAATTTTTCTTCTGTGATTGTTTTCATTTCACCGTTATGGAATGCTTCACATTTAAACGGTTGTATATTATAGTAAATATAAGTCATAATTTTTCCATTATAAAAGTTTTATATCACTCCATTGACGAAGTTTCATATATTTTGATTGAGAACAGCTTTCAACGTGTTCTCTTTTAATAAAACCCTTGTCAATTAATATCTCTATCATACAGTAGA